AATTAACCCTGTTATATTCTCACCTGGCGCTGGTCTTGTACTATTTGGTGATAAGACTGCACAGAAAGAGGCGTCTGCTTTTGATAGAATAAATGTTCGTCGTTTATTCTTAACAATAGAGGCAACTATCGAACAGGCTGCAAGAGCTCAGTTATTTGAATTTAATGATGATCTTACAAGAACTGCTTTTGTGAACATCGTCGAACCATATCTTCGTGATGTACAGGCAAAGAGAGGTATTTCCGACTTCGTAGTCATATGTGATGAGTCAAATAACACACCTGATGTTATTGATTCAAATACCTTTAAGGCAGACATCTTCGTGAAGCCCGCACGTTCTATCAACTACATTGGTCTAACCTTTGTTGCTACTAGATCAGGCATCAGCTTTGATGAAGTCATCGGATCTGTTTAATTTTACTAAATAAGTTACTAAGAGGATTTTAAAAAAATGTCACAAAACTTACCTGATGTCGGCGAAAGAACCATAGACTCGTTTAGGTCGAGATTGGTTGGTGGTGGTGCTCGTCCCAATTTATTTGAGGTAAAATTAGTTTACCCAGAAGGGATTGCAACCTCCGTGGCTGATAAGGAACTACCCATAGACACTAGATTTATGGTGAAGGCAGCAAATCTACCAGCATCAAATATCAATGTTATTGATATTCCATTCAGAGGTAGAAACCTCAAGATTGCTGGAGATAGAACATTTGATATCTGGACAATTACAGTTATCAATGATACTTCATTCAGACTCAGAAACGCATTTGAAGCTTGGATGAATAGAATCAACCGTGTAGATAACGCTACTGGAGAAGTAACTCCTATAGATTATCAAACAAACGCATATGTCTATCAATTAGGTAGAGATGTTACAAAGGCAGGATCATCTGTAGGCGTCTCTGAATACATTGGAGATAGTGTTGGTAAACTTGGAAAACAGAAGGCAACTAATGCTAAAGTTGAAGTTCTAAAAACTTACAAGTTCCACGGAATATTCCCAACAAACGTAAGTGCAATCGAACTTTCGTACGATCAATCGGATTCAGTAGAAGAGTTTACAGTGGATCTACAAGTCCAGTGGTGGGATGCTTACAGACAGGATGAAAAGGCTTCCTTCTTAACTGGTTACAACCAGAATAACTAGACATAATCTAAAACTTGTGTTATAATATAAGATAAATAACTGGGACAGCCCAGTAGTAGTGAGTTAATGGCTAAATTATTTGGTTTTAAAATAGAGAAAGACGACGAACAATCAAAGAGTGTCGTCTCTCCTGTTCCTCAGAATAATGAGGACTCATCGGACTATTATGTTTCGAGTGGGTTTTATGGCCAGTATGTTGATATTGATGGTGTATTTAAGTCTGAGTTTGAGTTAATAAAAAGATATAGAGAGATGGCGCTTCACCCAGAAGTAGATAGTGCTATTGAAGATATAATAAACGAAGCAATAGTTTCGGATCAGAATGATTCTCCTGTCGAAATCGATTTGGAGAATCTTCCAGCATCTGAGAAACTTAAAGAATTAGTTAGAGAAGAGTTTAAATCAATAAAAGAAATCATGGACTTCGATAAGAAATGCCATGAAATTCTCAGAAACTGGTATATTGATGGTAGAATTTATTACCATAAAGTAATTGATGTCAAAAAACCAGAAGAAGGCATTAAGGAAGTTAGATATATTGATCCACTTAAGATTAAATTAGTAAGAAAACTTAAGACAGATCCTACACTAAGAGGTGCAATAAATCAAGTAAACGCTAAGAACCCTGCTGATTTAGAGAGTCCAGATATAGAAGAGTTTTATCAGTATGATCCTAGCCAAACTCAAGGTAAAAATGCTTTGGGTGCTATAGGACAAACACCTTTTTCCACTAAACAAAGACCAGTAAAGATTGCACCAGATGCCATCACATTCTGCCACTCAGGTTTAGTAGATAGAAACAAACAGACTATACTTTCATACTTACATAAGTCAATCAAGGCACTCAATCAACTGAGAATGATTGAAGATAGTCTCGTTATCTACAGATTATCAAGAGCGCCAGAACGTAGAATATTCTACATTGACGTAGGTAATCTACCAAAAATCAAAGCGGAACAATACCTCAAAGAGGTGATGAACCGTTATCGAAACAAATTAGTTTATGACGCATCAACAGGAGAAATTAGAGATGACCGAAAACACATGTCCATGCTCGAAGACTTCTGGCTACCAAGACGAGAAGGTGGCAGAGGCACTGAGATCACTACGTTGCCAGGTGGACAAAATCTTGGCGAACTTAGCGACATCGAGTACTTCCAAAAGAAACTATACCGTTCACTAGGAGTTCCAGAATCTCGCATTGCTGGATCTGGTGATGGATTTAATTTAGGTAGATCATCTGAGATACTGAGAGACGAAATCAAGTTCACCAAGTTTGTTGGTAGAATGAGAAAGAGATTTTCACATTTATTCAACGATATGTTGAAGACTCAGTTGATTCTAAAAAATATTGTTACCCCAGAAGATTGGGAAGTCTTATCAGACCATATACAATACGACTTTGTATATGATAATCATTTTGCAGAACTCAAAGAATCTGAGTTAATGAACGAAAGGTTAGGAGTGGTTGCTGCTATTGATCCTTACATTGGCAAATATTTCTCTTTAGAATACGTTCGTAGAAACATTCTTAAACAAAAAGATGAGGAGATTATCGAGATTGATAAACAAATGCAAAATGAAATTAAAGATGGTAAGGTCGCTGATCCTATGGAAGTGCAACAATTAGAAATGGGTGTACATCCAGAACAACTTCCAGGCGGGGCAATGAATCCTGACCCTATGGGCATGGGAGCTCCAGTCGAAGGAGAGATTGATGGTAGTGCCACAGAGGCGCCAGAAATGCCCAAAGGTGGAGAAATATAAATATTAAGTAATCCAATTCTATATTAACTTTTATGGATAATGATTTAATTGATATGATTGCAGCTGATAACGCTCAATCTGATGTGCATGATAAGATCAAAGAGATCCTCTATGCAAAATCACAAGAGAATATCAATGTTGTAACACCAGCAGTTACTGCTGATATGTTTGGTGGGCCTAATCCCTACCTAGAACCAGAAGTTGAGAATGAGCCTGCTGCGGAAGCAGATGGCACACCTAGTTCTGTTGAGGATACAACAGAAGTTGAAGCACCTACTGCTGAAGTAGATGCACCTGATGATGAGGAAGTAGAAAAACCTGAGGCTTAACATGAAACTCATTACAGAAGAAATCGAAACCGCCAAGGTTCTTGTCGAAGAAAAAAACGGCAAGAAGAATATGTTTATTGAGGGAATCTTTTTACAAGGGAACCTTAAGAACAGGAATGGTCGTTTTTATCCTGTAGAAACTCTTGAGAAAGAGGTCAACAGATATAACGAAGCATTTGTTGGTAAGGGTCGTGCTCTTGGTGAGTTGGGACACCCCGAAGGCCCCACGGTTAATCTAGACAGAGTTTCACACAAAATTGTAGACCTTCATAAAGAAGGAACAAACTTTGTGGGTAAGGCACAACTCCTCAATACACCAATGGGTACGATTGCACAGTCATTACTAGATGACGGTGTTACTCTTGGAGTATCATCAAGAGGAATGGGAAGTCTTAAAGACACTAGCGAAGGTTATAAAGTCGTTGGTGAAGACTTCATGCTTGCAACTGCAGCTGATATAGTTGCAGATCCTTCTGCCCCTGACGCTTTTGTCAATGGCATCATGGAAGGAGTTGATTGGATCTGGGAAGCTGGTATTCTAAAGGCAAGACAATCCGCAGTACAAGTTGTAGAAGAAAAAACTATGACTCACCCTGCAATTGCTGTTGCTGAACCTGAGAAGGTAGTAGAGGCCGCAATTGAGAAGACCCAAAAAACTATAAATAAGTTAGTAGATCAGAAACAACTTGACGAGAAGAAGCTGGAAATCTTCCAGAACTTCCTATCAAATCTCTGATTTAATAAATAAACATAGATTATACGATATCTAACACGTTTTTAGACGGAGAGTTCAAAATGTCTCGTGGAGATTTACAAGAAATGGAAGTAAAGACACAGCAATCCAAAACGGCTGTAAACAGTGGTGCTGCAAAGGGAGATCCTATGCCAACCACACCAAATTACGTTCCTGATGGTCAAGGTGCTGTTGAAGATCTTGGTGGCCCTACACCTGAGAACTCAAAGCCTGATGACAACAGTAACATGCTTAAGACACCAACTGGTACTATTAAGCAAGTTAAAGATGTGATTACAAAGAACGCTGGAAAAGCTGATCCTATGCCTACTGCACCAAAATATGCCGAAGAGGCAGAAGCTGACGAATCGCAAGAGGTTGTCGCTGAAGAGGAAGCAACTACAGAGGACGAGAAAATCGACCTTAATAGTGCAATCGAAGAAGATGTTAACGCACTTCTTTCTGGAGAAGATCTTTCAGAAGAGTTCAAAGAGAAGGCAAAAACAATCTTTGAAGCGTCTATCAATGCTAAGATCACTGATATCGAAAATCAACTGAACGAAGAGTACGAAAAGGCA